ATCATTGAGCAAAACAATGCAGGATCATTGTCTTACTTGGTTGCTGAAAGAACACCTGCTGGCAAGAATACCAACAACGTAACGTTGGTAAATTACTCTGCACGCTACTATCAAAATGATGGTGACTTTAAAGCAGAACCGACAATTGACGAGACGCCAATCTACATTCGCTATGATGTGCTTGATGTGAATCTTGCAAATCTATACCGGATGCAGCGTGGTGAATTGCCGACAACAGGTGATGTATATTTTGAAGTAAGCGCAGGTGTCTTTGTTTCAAGTTCAAGTGCATATCGGCCAGAGCTTGAAAATGTATATCGCTATAAACCACCAAACTCCATGGGTGGTGGTGATACTACGGCTTATTTTAGAACATTCCCGGCAAGAAATGAGATACCCGCCATTACTGTTGGTGAGTGGCCACAAAATGTGAATATTTACCTCACAATCAAAGGTGATGTTGTGGGTCGAGGTGGGGATGGTGGTTTGGCTCAGCACAGTATTGGCGCTGACACAACAGATCAATCAATTCTCCCGATGGTTAAGCAGCAAAGAAACGGATATCGAGGGGCGCCTGCTATTTCAAATGAGCACCCCAATTTCAATTTGATTGTAGATGGCGGTACTGTTGCGCGTGGTGGATCTGGCGGTGGAGCTTCTCCGGCAGGTTATTCAACTGCTTTAAACTATGCCATCAATGGTTGCTGTGGTGGAGGCGGTGCACCATTCGGTCAAGCATTATCCGGTATTTATCCTGAGCTTGAATATGATACATATGCACTTTATTGGAAGGATATGCGGTTACCAAAAACAGCAGTTGCAGGCAAGACTCTTGGCGGTACTGGTTATTCAAGAGGTTATGATGGTAGTTATGGCTATTCATCTGGTACATCTGGAAAAGGTGGAGCATGGGCGCAACAGGGCACAAGTTCTAATAACTCGACTGTATCAGGCGCTTTTAGAAGTTATGGTGCACCGGAAGGTCAACCCGGAGAATTAGCAGATGCAATCACCGGTGTGGTGCCCTTATCTATCCAGATCATTAACGGTGGTCAGGTTCTATAAACAAATTAAACTAATCCAAAGCACTCGAAAGAGTGCTTTTTTATGTCTGGAGAAAGCCAATGGCTGATTCAATTATCACAAAGCAAGAGTTGATTGATGCACAAAAAGATGCTGTAACGCTAAAAGATGCTGTAAACGGCAACGAATCAGGAGTTGTTACACCGCGTTTAAATGAACCATACCCAACTTTGCCCGCTGCTATCCAGAAAATCGAGAGTGATGGTGTAGCAGCGGTTGCAAAACTCGAAAACACAGGTGGCTTTATCTCTGCCCCGACACTCACAGCATTACAAGCAATCACACCAGAATATGACTATCAATTGGCACGAGTTGACGCGACAGGTGATGAATATCGTTGGAATCCTGCATTGACGACTACATCAAAATGGGAAGCGACAGGGCGTAACTTTTTGAGTGAGTCGAAGGCTTATACTGACTTAAAAATATCTTTTAAGCAAATTGGAAATAATGAAATCATCGCGTTGAGTGATGATGGGGTTCAGCTATTTTCTATTAGTGCGGGTTTAATGGACTTCAATCCAAGTGATTCACTAATCGCAATTATAAAAAACGCTTTAGATTTTCGATTAACTATCGACACATCGAATATATTAAAAGACTATGAAATCATCGCATTAAGCAGTGATGGAGTTCAACTTTTTGCGACAAAGAAAGGTATTTTTGATTTTAATATCAGTCAAAGCTTAAAAGATGAGATCGGCTCAAGCAATACACTCAAAAAGCCAAGTCAAAATATCATCATGTACGGCTCATCATTAACTTCGAAGCGCGGAGAAGCAACTTCAACGCTTGACGGTTTTGTGCTACCCGACACAGTACCATCTAAGCTAATTGCCCCATGGGAGGCTGTGCAAGCAGAATTACCCGCTCGAACAGTAGCAAGCCAAGCGGCAGGCGGTCAGAATATTTTTCAAAATGCGATTCGACAGGGCGGTCGCACAATGTATGTGACGCTTGAAAACAATACTTTGTTAGCAAGCGGGGATACAAATATTACAGCGTTTGGGAATTTTACAGTCTTTAACGGGCAGTCAATTTCTCAGTCTAATGTTTCAATTTTGGGTATCCCTTGTGTCTTAAAACCAAGAACTATAAACGGTAATGATTACGCTGGGTTGCGCTTAAGTCGAGTGGCGTCAGGACAAGCGATATCAGTGCCCGCTGGCACACCACTTGTGTTTGAAAATGCAGTAAATCGCAGGGATTGGACATACATTATTGAGCCAAATGCGAATTGGCCGCAATCTCCTGATTATTCTGGAAATTACGACTTAATTAATTGTGTTTTAGACATGATTAAATACGCAAGTGGGGCTGAAAATATTAGTGAGGTTCGCTACTTAATCGCAGGAAATACACCTGCTTACACTGAGCCTTTCGGTTCATATACGCGCATCAGAAAACAAGCACGTGAAGAAATTTTTAAAGAATATTTCAAAGACAAATACATGGACTGTGCAACTTACATGGTGCAGCACGCAATTTATGACGCAGTGTATTTGGGTTATTTGCCGTCAGTTATTCAAGCCGATTTAGACGATATAGCGATTGGCGTCATACCGCGTCGCATGATGCATGACGTCGTTCACTACAACGCACTCGGAGCTTATATGCTCGGGCGCTACTACTCACTATTTATCAAAGCAAAGGGATGGTAATCATGACTTTATTACTTAAATCGGACAAGAGTGTAGGCGAGCCAGCTTCACTATCACTTAAATCTGCGCAAACAGATCAGTACAACACTGTGTATGCTGGTCACAAGTCAATCATTAATTTTATTGATCTTCCGGCATCGCTCGCTGATGCTGCAAATATCGATGATGTATTTTTGCTCGGAAAAAAATCTACAGTGTCGGGCGCACAAACTAACATCACGACAAACAAAGGTGTCAGTTTTGTAGATAATGCGACAGATAAGGCTATTTTGTTGCCTGACTTTTTCGATTTATCAAAATATGCGGTTGGCGATAACATATTGATGTGCTTTTGGTTGAAATTTCCAACACTACCCACCGCGACACGCGGTATTGCGGGCTGGCGCTACAGTTCAGCAGTAAACTGGAATATCTCAGCGACAAGTTCAGGCTCAGCAAGTATCGGCGTGGGTTCGGTTCAAATGAATGGCGCGGTTCCGCTTGTTGCAAACGAATCATTTCTGTTATCAATTCATGTTCGTATCACATCAACAGGATATGATGTCGTTGCATTTAAAAATAAAGAACAAAGAAATGCAGCAACGGGTACAGGAGCAATTCCGATTCCAACCGCAAGTAGCCCGCGCATCGGAAAAATCGACAGTTTTAATAGTGCAGGATTCATCTGTCATCGTGCATTTCTGCGTAAATTTGATTCATCAAAAACAACAGCAGCAGCAATTGCTTCAGATGAATATGATAAATTTTTCATCAAACTTTAAAACTAAAGCCCCAACTTTGGGGCTTTGTATTATAATTTAATTTTTTACTATGAGTGTTAATATGACGCTAAAGAAAATTTCTATAATATTACTAGCTACTTTATTTTCATTATTTTTAATCATTGAAGTTGGCTTAAGATTATCTGGCGCTATAGATTTCCCCTTATACACAATAGATGATAATGGTCATTACAGTTTATCAGCTTCTCAAAGAGGAAGTTTTTTGAATAAAAATGATTGGTATGTTAATTCAAGAGGATTTAACAATAAAGATGAAATTAATTTTAATGAACCATATGTCATGCTTGTTGGCGACAGCGTTATTTACGGTGGCAACCCTGTAAATTATGATGATCGTATAGGCACAAAGCTATCTGATCTACTTAAAAAAAATGTTTATGTGGGTGCAGTTGGTGGATGGTCTTTATTTAATGAGATGGAATTTATAGATAAGAATATTGATGTTGCAAGTAAAGCAGATTATATCTTTATTCAGTATGATTATGGTGATCTTTGGGACTTTGCTAAAGATTTTGATAAAAATAGCACAGCGCATCCATCATCCAGACCTATTTCAGCTACTTATTATTATTTAGAAAAAATTGTATATCCAAAGATATTGAAAATAAATCAAAAGTCCGAACTTCCACAAATATCAAATGAGATAAAGAGAAATGGACCATGGGAGAAGGATTTATTAAACATCTCAAATAGATTGAATAAAAAAATTATCTTTGTTTTATATCCGGGGCAAGATTCATTTCAGGATAGCAGTATGTGGGGTCAACAAACTAAGGATATCAAAGAATTTATCAATAACAATAAAGACAAATTTGATTATATTGATATTGCAAAATCAAAAAAATGGAACACTAATCTCTATCGAGACGGCATACATCCAAACCCAGCAGGAAATTTAGTAGTAGCTGAGGAAATCTCAAAATATATAACATATAATTAATTTCAAATTTATTTCGAGTTTGATTACACATCAAACCAATGTAAGCCCTTTGCTTTAATAGCTTAGGGCTTTTTTTAATGCCCAAATTAAGGAGACGAATATGGGCAAAGAAGGCACCTTTGCTGAGGCTTTAACTGCAATCATTACTTATGGTTGGATTATTGCTATCGCGATGCTGGGCGGTTTGGTGAAATTTATTCGAAAGCTAAATGAATCTAAAGAACCAAAACCATTGAGATATATTTTTTTACGCTTTGCCGGGGAAATGATTATTTCATCATTTGCCGGGATTATAACGGTATTGATTTGCCTGTATTGGGAAATGCCAATTGTACTCATAGGCGTGTTGGCTGGTGTGTCTGGCCACTTGGGCGGTAAGGCAATTGATACTTTCGAGCTTGTTTGGAAATCCATTATTTCAGGCGGGAAATTACAATGATCGACCAATCAAATCAAATTGCACAAGCCTACTCATGGTTACGTGCAATGTCAGGCGGTAAACTCACACAAGACCAAGTTAGTGCTGGCGATTCAATCATCGCACTGAATGGCTTCGATGTATTTGCCAAACTCATCGGCTTCAAACTCGAAAATCATGTGACAGGTTTACGTGATATTTCGGCCAATGGCTATGCACTCATCAAAGAATCAGAAGGCTTCAAGTCAGTTGCATATCTCGATACAGGCGGGGTGTGGACCATCGGTTACGGCACCATCAAATACCCAAATGGCAATCGAGTTAAAAAGGGCGACCGATGTACACAGGCTGAGGCGCTAGAGTGGCTTAAAAATGATTGTCAGTGGGTAGATGCTTGTCTTGATAAATATGTAAAAGTTAAGGTAAGTCAAAACCAGTTTGATGCATTGGCTAGCTTTGTCTATAACGTTGGTGAAACAGCTTTTGTTAAAAGTACAATGTTAAAAGCATTGAATGCTGGCAACTATGCAGGCGCCGCAGCACAATTTGATCGCTGGGTGTATGACAATGGCAAGAAGATTCAAGGCCTATACAATCGGCGTATGCGTGAAAAAGAGTTATTTTTAAAAGCGGCTTAGGCCGCTTTATTGTTCTCTCACAGCTTCGGCCCCACGTATCTTACGCTTAATTCTATACGTATCAGCTTCATCTCTACTAAGAAAGTTTTTGGCGCCGTCTTTTTGTTTTAAAAATCTGTATTGGGTCATGTGCATGGCATCGATGTCAGAGTAATCTTGATATTCTTCGTAAGTGACAGTACCAACGTGCAGATATAAGTCACCCTTTTTAATGTAATAGCGTGACAT